CGTAACTTTGGGTAAAGATTTATTCAGGATAACGCTTTATAAAGTATGAACATTTACGAACAGATTTTGGCAGGCCTACGCACGAAGTTTTCGGGAGTTGACGATGCCACCCTCCAAAGGATTGCATCCAAGAAAGCGGAGGGAGTGACGGACGAGAGCAAGGTGAACTCAATTGTAGAGGGTATCTCCTTTCAGCACGTTATGACGAATTATGGCGATTTCCGAGCAGACGGGGCGCAGAAGACCGCAGTGTCGAACTACGAGAAAAAGCACAACATCAAGGACGGAAAGCCTATCGAGGGGAATGAGCCAAAAGAGCCGCCCACAGACCCTAAGCCCAACCCGAAAGAGGAAGTGCCAGCATGGGCGCAGAGCATCATTGACTTCAATAAGACATTGAGCGAAAAACTGGCGGCGATGGATGCCAAGGAAAAGGCTGACGTCCGCGCAAGACAGGTTGACGAAGTGGCAAAGTCTTTCGGCATTCCCGAATTTGCCTACAAGGGCAAGCAAATCGCTGACGATGCAGACCTCAATCAGTACTTCACGGACTTGAAACAGGAGATGCAGAACAGCGGCTTTCAGTTCGCTAAGACCCCCGAAGAGGGAGACGGCGGACAAAAGAATGAGTTTAGTTCCATTGCTGAGCAAATCAACAAGGGAACGAGAGAGATTGTAGAACAACAAAACAAGTAAGACAAAATGGCAGCAGGATTTAAGTATAACATCCCTCCCAAGGAAGTGCAAGTGGAACGATATGACGTTTCTACGGGCATCCGCAGGCGCGGCCCGTTCGTCCTTGACGTAGCGGGACTTCCCGAGGGTAAGTACATCCCATCTTTCGTCCCAATCGCAGCCGACCTCAAAACGAGAACGGCCAAAATTGTGGTGAATGTCCTTGTCAAGGAGAAAGTCGAGGCGACTGGCACTAAGGTGAAAATCGCCAAGAACCCTTTTGCCAAGGTGGGGATGATTTTGGGAAACGGAACGAAGGGCGCAACCGTCGACGCTATTGACAAGTCTAAGGACGAATATGACGAACTCACCATCTCCGCGGCACTGGGTGTAGTGGAGGCAGGCAGCGTTCTCTTCGAGGCGGCCAAGGCCGACGGCAAAGACCCTAAGAATGTGGCGAACTCCGCCCTGTACGAGAAACACCTCGTTACGGACGGCATCAACAACGTGGCACTTCTTCGCGCCGCAGGTGAGATAGAACCCGAGAAGTTGGTTGTTCCTTTCTCTGAAAGGGACAAGGCTAACCTCGTGGGATGGTTTCAATTTAACGAATAAGGAAAGGTCGTAATATGCAATTGACAATTCAGAACCTCTTTAACGAAAAAGAGATTGTAGGAGCAATCATCTCACGTGTTCTCCAAACCCGTAAGGACACCATCTATTGGCAACAATACCTTGATTGGCGCAGGACTACCACACGTGTCTTTAAGGACTACATTGGCATGGTGCAGGGCGTTACCGCTGGTAGCATCAACTCGCAGTTCGGAGAGAAACCCATTCGAGAGCGTATCGAAATGGGTGACGGCATAGGTGAAATCGCCTACCTTGGTGACCGTTATCAGATGGACGTTGCACGCCTTTCGGAACTGCAAGACTTGATTGACAAGTACAACGCGGCCAACGCGGCAGGGCAAGTGTCGGCACTCAACGAAATCATAGCTTTCGTCGATGACGACTACCGTCAGGTGATGCTTGCGGCACATAAGCGTATGGATTTGGTTGTGGGCAGCCTCATCATGACAGGAAACGCCGTCGTACGCAACAAGGACAAAGCACAGAGCGAGCATGGAGCTAAAGAACTCCTCAAAATCACGTTGCCCCTGCACTTCATTAAACCCTCCACGTCAGACGTTACGGACGGCGGCAAGAAGAAGATGGTGACCTACCTCATGAGGAAACTCAACGAGATAGCTCCCGACTATGGACGTTACGGCCGCATGTTGATGAGCCGTGGAACGTTCGTAAAGCACATCCTCGGCTCTTCGGAGTTCGGCGACATGTTCAAGATGCAGCTCGGGCAGAACCAAATGTATCTCTCCACAGGCCTTGTGACGTCCGATTTGGCATCGCAGCTGTTCACTGGCATCGGCCTCCCTGCAATCGAAATTAAGGAAGACTTCGTTAAGGAACAGAACGGTAAGAACGCACAGGTGTACGCTGACGACCGCATCACCCTTCTTCCTAGCGGCAAGATAGGCTACATGCGTTTCCACACTCCATACGAGCAGACCGACCCCGTGCCTGACAGGAGTTACACGCAGACTGGTGAGGGCGACATGTTGGTTTCTGCCAATCGCGACGACAACGGCCGTTACATTGAATATACGGCAGAGTGGGTGCCGCAGATTGCCAATCCCACCCTCATCACGAACTTTGACCTCACTGGTTTGTAATGATAGTTAAAGAGTACATATCGCAGAGGTTTCGGACATTCGGCATCCAATTGACGAATGCCGACCTCTTGGATATGTGCATGTCATCTGACGTTGGGATGGAGGACGAGATGGACAAGTGTCTGATGAAAAGGGTAAACGTGTCTATGGCTGACTTCATCCCAACGCTCCTACTTCGCGCCACCTCAATCAACGAAAGCGGCTTTTCCATGTCGTGGAACATCCAAGGCATCAAGGAGTACTACGCATATCTATGCAAGAAGTACGGGTTGAGAAACGAGTTGGACACCGATAAGGCCAAGATTAAATTCCTATGATATTTTGCCCCCATACGCTCCAAGTAAAGGTCGTATCGCCCCAAAAGGTGGACGAATACGGCCGACCGCTCCCGAAATCGGGGGAAGACAAATGGGTGACACTCTGCAACTGCCGTTGCGATGACAATACGACGAGGGAGTTCACATCCGCCAACGGGGAGGTGTTCCGTCCCAATTACCATGTCGTGTGTGAGGGAAAAGTGAATGTCAAGGCAGGCGCGGAAGTTCGGTGCATGGATGGTGACAGCGTAAGGGGCGAAGGTAGGGTACATATCGTAAAGGAAACCAACTATTTCAATTACTCTGAGATATGGATGTAGAGAGTGACTTCTCCGATGTTGAGAAATACTTCGAGGATGGCAAATGGGAGGTGCAAAAGGCGATGATTGACGTTGGCGATGCAGCCGTAAAGGATGCGGAGGAAAACGGAACATATCAAGACCACACCCTTAATTTGAGAACATCCAACGAGTTTGACGTGGACGAAGAAGGGTTGACGTTGCAGAATACCGCAGAATACGCATCATATGTCGAGGCGAAAGGGTTTGAGGTGTTGAGTGGCGCGGCTTTGAGGGCGGAGAAGAAACTGAGGGAAATGACACGATGATAGTGACGACAGACATAGCGAACATACTTTACCAAGATTTTAAGGTGTTGGGCATTGACATCGTGCCTTTCGGGGAAAGGCTCACGGGCGAACTCGACAAGGAACGCATAACGATACACGTCAAGAAACCGACATCCGAGGATTATTGGGTGAAACGTTTTGCCGAGGTGAACATCTGTGTTCCCGACATCCGTCCGAACGTTGCCGACACCATCCGCCTTAACGAATTGGAAAGGCTTGCCAACAAGAAGTTCCAAATCGTGACTGACATCCAAGACGAAACGAGGTACAAATACGAGGTGGAGACCTCCATCGAAGCGGACACAGCTTTGAAGTGTCATTTTGTGAATTGCAAGGTATTGTTTAACGTATTAAATGTAAGATAATTATGGGACAAATTACAGCAGTGGGCATCAAAAAAATACTCTATGCCGACACTTCCAAGATAACGGCTGACCTTACGCCCGACTTGGCGAAGACGCTCATCAAGGCGGCCATCACCGCCAAGGACGAAGTCCGAAACGTCCACCAAGAAACGTGGAATGTCGAGGAGGCGGAAGCGTCCGTTACTGGTTACAAGAACCAGCTCAATGGTCAGACATACCGCTACGAGACGAACCCAGGCGACATGTCCGTGAATTTCACCATCGGACAATACGAGTACGCCACCAAGGCAGCCCTCATGGGGGGTACGGTCATCAAGAGAGGCGGTGCTGGTAGTGACAAGGACGACATTGTCGGATGGAAACGCTCCAACGAAAAGGTCGTCATTAAAAAGGCTCTCTTCTGCCTTACCGATGATGGAGTGTGGCTCATCTTCACCAACGCCCAAATCACGGCACATGAGGCCAATACGGACAAGGCCGTGGCCATTGCGGTGAAAGCTCTTGTGCAGACCCCCGAGGTCGCAGGCGTGTCGATGGAGTACAACTTTGACGAGGCTGTGGTGAAAGCTCTTGTCTAAACAAAAAGTGTCTAACGCTGTGGGTGGGAGTGGTAAAGTGCCACCTCTCACCCACTTTTCATTCATAACATGAGTAAAGCATCGAAACTCATATCCCAAGCTATAACAGGCGAGGATTATGCCTTGGCTTACCTAAACGGCAAGTCTTACGTGATGTTCCCACCTACGATAAAGAAGTTGGCTGGCGCGATTTCCTGCATCAGCGACCTAGAATTGGACGATAAGGCCACATTAAAGGAGATGTTCCTCTCCTGTAAGGATTGCACTGCGTATTGTAAGGCATTATCTTGGTTGATATGTGGTGACGGCACACTAGCGGAAGAGTTGTCGGACGCAACGTTTGAAGATGTCATTGACGCGTTGGAGCTGGGGCTTGACATGGTGGGCGTGAACCCTTTTTACAAAGCTGTCAGCTTGACGAGGAGCGCAAGCCTGCTGGCAGCAAGTCCGAGGTAGTCGGCAACAGGACCCTCTTGGGTCAAATTGCGTCATTCATGGAGAATTTGCACCTCTCCTATTATGAAGTCACGGAGAAGATACCTTACAGAAACCTTATCATGATGCAAAGGGACAAGCAGCATGAGGTCTTCGGTGACGTGGTAAAGAAAGTCAGCGGTAAGGATTTTGCCGCTAGGAGAAAAAACAGATGATATGCCAAAACTATATTTCAAAGTAGGGGCGGACTATGAGAATGTTATCC